GCCAGCAGCATCTTAGCCGTTACTGGTTCTGTAATCTCCATCGGCTCCTTTGTGTACAACACATCAAGCACATAGGCCTCATTTGCGAATGTAACGCCATAGTTGATGCTGCACAGGTAATCTCCACCGGTATCCGCCGTATCAGTATAGTTGCGTATCTCCTTGAACTGAGGCAGTTCCCCGGAATAGGTCTTAAAGCTGGTATACAGCCTGCCCTTCAGGTCAATCGGCTCCTGCTGGTAGTTGGCTGATGCAATGTCGGCGCCCATAGCCTTAATCTTGGCTTCGTAGGACTTCCTTGACAAGACTTCAGAGCATAGCATTGTCCCGTCATCCTGCAAGGCCTTCATGGATATATGCCGAATCTTGGCCCCGGCCTCCTTAAAGTGTTCCAGCGCCCGGCCTGCCAGGTCATCACTTGCCCAGCGGGTCATAATGATGATAATTTTCCCGCCTTCCTCCAGACGCGACAGCATTGTGTCCGTAAACCAGGTCCAGTGTTTCTCCTTAATCAGCTCGTTGTTGGCCTCCTCGGCGTTCTTGATGAGGTCATCGATGATGAGCAGCGTGGCACCAAATCCAGTAGCCGTGCCGGTTGGGGATGTAGCAAGGTAATTGTTGTATCCACCCTCCAGGCTCCAGAGGTTCATGGCGCCGTCACCACGCTTTATGGATACCCCTGGGAAGATATCGGAGAATACAATCCGGTTCTCATCTGCTTTCTCCTCCTGGATGTCGTTGCGGACGTTCTTTGAGAACATGGTGGACAGTGTCTCGTTGTAGGAGCCGGTCATGATTTTCTGCTTCTGGTCATTGCCAAGTACCCACTCAACCAGCAGACCGGCCGTGCGGCTTTTTCCGTGCCTGGGCGGCTCATTTACAACCATTACCTCGTCATCTGACTGGATAAAGTCCTGGAACTCGCTGCAGAGGTCAACCAGGTACTTCCTGTCCTCTTTGTAGAAATCAGGAGCCTTTAAATGGCAATAAAAAAAGAACTCGCGCCGTGCAAGCTCTATTTTCGCCCCTCTGATTATGGTCTCTCTATCCACCATGTATCAGCTTCTTCAGTTCTTCGGTTGTCAGGCCGGCGTACGGGTTATTGATACCGACCTGGCCAGATAGCTCCAGCTTGTCCTTAAACATACCCAGGTGCCTGCCAAGCATCTCCAGGGCCTTAAGCTTATCGGACAATTTATATTTCTTGATATATCCAACAAACTCCTTATCCTCTCCTGCCCCTTCGAAATAATCCACCACTTCCAGCCCTGCAATACAGGCAGCCGTGTCATCATCAAGCATCGATATATCCACTGGTTTTCCGCTATCGTCAAACAGCTTCCGGATGTCGAAGAAACCCAATTTCGTCAGTTCCTGCAGCACCCTGTCCTGGGTAATCTCGGTACGCTTCTCGCGTTCCTTCATACGTTCATCAATATAGGCCACAACGTTAGTATTTGTTAGTAATTTACTTCCATTTACCCTTGCGGACTCATCCTTCCTGACCTTTGGATATGCCACCTTGTAGGCCCTGGTGGCATTAAGGTCAATCAGGTATTCATCTGCAAATATCTTCTGTTTTGGCGTTAATGCCATCTGGCTCACCTCCAATCGTTTTGGTAAAGAAAAAGAGCCGCCCGGAGGTGGCCCCTAATCATCGCCTTTTATATGATAAATTATGGCTTTTCTTCCTCATCTATCATTTCAAGAACTCTTGTCACAGCATATATATTGAACAGTTGAAAAATTGTAGAAACGAAACTAACTGTCCTCCACAGTATTATTCCAATAAAAATAAAATAAACCGCAATTAAACTTACTGCAATCACATTATTTACTATCATGTTTAAAAATAATGTAAAACTGTCAGGCAAACAAAACATCACTATTTTCATAATCAATGTTACAATTATCGCAATAACATACAATAGCATTAAATATACAAAATTCTCATTGATATCTTGTAATCTACTCTTTTCTCCTCCGTCACATACTTTTGTGTCTTTTAGAAGTTGAAGTAACATCTGTTTATTCATAAAGGCTTGTAGCAAGGAATATCCAGTGAAAATCACTCCGAAAAGTGCTAGTGAAACATTTAAAATAGCATCTATACTTTCTCTGAAAATAGTGACTGTTTCTTTATGAATTCCGACTATGGAACCGAGGATACAACATATAACTACTAATATCCATCGTGATTTCCTATTCTTCTTTTCAACTTTAAGAGCTTTGATTGCTTTAAAAAGTAACTTTTCAGAAGGTTCAGATTGAAGTAATTGTTCAATATTATCAAGATTTAAATTATCCATAATCATCCCCCTCCAAAATTGTTTATTTTTCCTTACGAACAAATTTTATTATTTTCCCTTGATTTCTCAAATATATTTTATTATTTTCCTCACTAGTATAATTTATACTGTCAATTTCTTTTCCCTGATTAATCATGCTGGATAACTCTGCATTTCTCTCTCCATCGGGTACGCGCATTTTTCTCCTATCAGATATTTCATTATACTTAATCGTGGATTCCCCTTTTCTTCCTGGATACTTCGCCACCACAATAGGCTCAACTGTACCTTCCGCTGCCTCTACTACCTCTATAACTCCATTAATATTCTTTGGTGATCGGTATGTTACCGATCCCCGATCACTTCCTATTTTTCTACGCAATTCTTTTGATATCCCGCTCATTATCTCAGATAAATCTATATCTCCATCACCATTCAACGGATAAAACTTCAAAGTCAATGTTGAAATTTTTTCTACCTGTTTTAATGCCGCTATCATGCCACCCTTAGGCGGTATTCCCACGACACTGACAAGAGGAATTGGAAGCTGCTCTTTCTCCTGCTCCATTCTTGCATGGTTCTCTCTTGCAACGTACGTATCTAAAACATACTTAACAGTTGAGCGGAAGCTGTCCAAAGATGGACTTCCTTTTTGATTTTCAACTAAAATCATTCTATGATTTTTTAGGTAAATTATAAAAGTAGAAAATGGAGCCGTTGGATAAACATCATTTCTTTCGACCAAATTCCCGTTCTCATCAAACATAGATTTAACTTCAAGAACTGTACTTTTAACAATCAACCCTGTCAATATATATTCACAATCCGTATCCTGATTAACTTCAATATCCATAAGCAAATAGGTATTATCCCCTTGGCTTCTTGTAATTCCACTTTTCAAAGCCGGCATTAAAATAGTGTCAAAATAATCCAGTAACGGACTCTCATCTTTGTCCCCCATAAAAACTACATTAAAATTAGCCACTGATACCTTTTTCTCATTATTTGCACTTTGCTTTTTATCCATTTTATGTCCCCCAATTCGACGTTTTTCTTACATTATATCACACACCGAATGGAAAGAATATACAAATATCCCCCTCCCAATTCCACAAATCTTACAAAAACACATCCACATCTTCTCTTCGTAACCACAGTATAGAACAAATGTTCGATTCTGTCAAATTAGAATATTTAATGAGTATAAGCTACTCATAATAAAAGGACACCCTATCTCTAGGATGCCCTAATCGTATCTGGAAAACGTCATGGGGGATAAAACCAGATACATCACTGCTTGCATACCCTGCGGCATTGTCCCGTTAAAGTACAGGCCTGTCTTATGAGGGATTACACAAAAACCGGCTAATCAGCCACCAGGCTGTAACGCCTGGTAGCCGCTATTTGTGGGGGAGGGTGCAAAATCAATCAGCTTTCCGCTTCATCCAATTCTGCATATTACAATTATAAATCATCCAAACGGACATGACAAGGACACGATTTTGACACGCTCCTGTCAAGTATCTAATCCAGCATGAGGGCATCAGCCCCAAAGAGATATACACTAAGAATCCCCGTAAGTTCCGTTATCCACCGCCTGGCTGTCCGCTCCCCATATCCGTAAATCTCTGCAATACTTTCGTATGTCATCCCATCCAGATAGAAATACTTGAATGCCAGATACTTCTCATGCGTATTCTTCCGACACTCCTCATCCTCCAGGAGCCTCAAGCACTTGTCTATGTGTCCTATCATGACAATACTCCGGAGCTTGCTCTTGAGGATACTGTTGATAAAGATATCTTCCTCTGTGAACTCCTCCAGTTCATCGCCATTATCCATGTCGGACAGTTCTGCCACTCCCTCCTCCACGCTCTGACAGATGCGGTTATAATTCTCCATCAGCTTCTTGGTGTTCTGGAATACCTTTATTCTCTTTTCCCTCCGGAGTTGCTTCTCATGCTCCTTAAGGGCTTCCCTTGCGGCCAGCCTGGCCACTTCCTCCAATGCTACCGTCTGTTTCACCGGCATCACCTCCTCCCGCATCCAGGTACGGGCACGCCCAGCACCCGTACCGTATCCTGCCCTTGTTGTTGCGCTGGCCATCACACCCGTGATGCCCGTTGTCTATGTAGCATTGTCTCATAGTACCGTATCACTCCCTTCGGCAGCCTGCGCAGTCCCGGAACCGGGCACAGGCTGGTGTACATGTAGGCTGGCGCCGTTCGGATACGCTCCTTGATTGCCTCGTCCGCCTGGGCGGCCAGGGCCTTGCTGCGGTCGATGCGGCTGACCTTGGACTGCTTACTGCTTTTCTTTCTCATAGGCACCACTGCCTCATTACGTCTGTTACCACCTTTAGGAGCTGTACTGCAAGATTCAGTCCTATATAAAATCCTGCTCCTACGATGATGCCAAAGCTGTACCATTCAAGTACCTTTTTAATACACTCCTTGCACATCTCCTGCTTCTCCTTTCGTATCAAAGTATCTAGTCGATAACAAAATCAAACCAGTGACAGTTAAAATCTGTCTCTTTTTCCGGAATTGACATACAGGCACCCACCGCATCTTTCACGTATAGTTCACCGTTAATTTCTATGACAGTCATGGGATAATAGCCAAATCTTCGTACTTTGCAGTCGATTTTTTTACCCACAAGGTCTTTTGCGTTGCCCTGATATAATTTCATTTATTTTTCCTCCTCCAAATTCTAATTCTGATTACAACCGGCATCCCCAGGTTCCTTCACAAGTTCCTTGTCCATCTGCCTTATTACCTCGGGCCACTCACACAACCCGGTGTCCTCTATCGCCACTGTTCTCCAGCTGCAGGTATCGCAGTCCTTACCATCATCCCACGACTGTGCCATCCTTCGGCACTCCTGGTAATCCTTCTCCATCTCGTCCGACACATCCAGGCGCAGCTCCGTATGCGGCGCCGGGAATAATTTAATCTTTCTCACGGTTCTCCTCCTTCATCTCCTTTAGAACTCTGCACACTGTCCCTTCATGCAGCCCCATATCATCCGCAATCCACCGGTTGCTCCGGCCTGCTTCATGCAGCGCCATCACCTTGCCTTTGTCTACCCTCTTGGCCCGTTTGGGATGACCGTCCACTGCGGACCTATCTTCCACGCCGGAATCCCTGGATCCGCTTTTATTTTTGTCAATGGGGGGGGCACCACGCATCATACGTTCAAGCTCGAAATTATCCATTGCAGGTTCGTTCCGGAAGAACAGGCAGCCCTCCAGCAGGTTTTGCAGTGTATCCGGGGAATAGTCCGCCCATCGTTTCGGCTCCGAGGTATTCGGCGCCATAATATTAATCTCCTGGCCTACGGCAGCCAGCCGCAAGGCCTCTATCATATCAATCTGTTTCACGAACATAATCCTTAACCTCCTCCAGTCTGCTGATTGAGACTTCATACGCAATCCGTTTCTCACACTCGGCCTCACTTAGTTGCTTCACATATTCCCTACTCTGTACCCGGCCCCATGTCCTGACCCTACTCCCCACCTCAAGACCGGATGCATACCGGGCATTCCGGGCCCAGCTAATGCATGGTATGTAATCAGACTTGCCATATGGTCGGTTGACGGCCAGAAGGATGTCCGCAATCTCTCGTCCCAGGGGAGTCCTGCGATAAACCGGCGGCTTACAGATATAGCCGTCCAGGGATATCCTGTTTGTTTTTGTATAATCTGTAAATTCTTCCATGAAACGGACTTCCCGGACAAAAACGGACAACTCCAGGCGGTTTCTGATGCCCTCATGGCGGTTATAGGAACGGAACTGGCCAATGGCCTCCATCGTACCCCCGGAATAATCCCGGCGCACATCCAGCAGACGTTCGGACACCATTAACGGTAGGATATCCTCCTGGCCACTGAGCCGCCTCACAGCAACATCCACCATATAAAAGCCTTCTCCAAAAGCCTCATGGCTAAAGGTAAATTCCGATACAATCTCACCAATTACACTTACCTTGTTGTTTTCAATCATTTTTTCTGACATAGTACATCCTATCCTTTCTTCACCTTCTGAATCTCTTTCAGTTTCTCAATCAATAATCCCCGGTTCGTCTCACAATCCCGGAATAACTTCCCATCCCGCAGCATATAGTACTCATGCCGGCCGTAACCATCATGATATTTGGCCTCATAGCTTCCTGACGCATATCCATCGAATATCCTTGCGTGGTATACCTTCACCACCATGCTGGTGCCGTCCTCCAGGTCATACCGGTAGTACCGCTCCCCGGTCTGCTCTGTTTCAATCCATAACGGCCACGTCTCATATGCATCCACAAAGGCAGCCCGTTGGTCATTGTTCTTAAGCACCGGAAGCGCTGGCTGTTTGGGTTCTTCTGGCTCCGGTTCTTCCAGATTACACAGCATACCCGCAAGAGCTGCCACCAGTATCTTTTTCTTCCGGAGCAACTTTTTTCTCTTTTTTCGGCTTCATTGCCCTGATAACAGGTATCTTCATATCAGGGGTGACCTGCTCCCTCAGCTCCTCACTCATGGGGAGCATCTCTATCAGCTGACTGACGTTGTACACCTCATACTGTTCTTCCAACCTGGGCAGCTCCCCCGGCTCTATCGGAATGCCGAACTTATCGTACAGGTTGATGCACCTGGACGCCCAGGACTTGTCCTTGCCATATTCATCACCCAAAAACTCGTTAAAGCTGTCGTAACCTTGTCCCTGCCACAGCTTTTCATCCCGGATGATTTTCAGGTAATAACCGAAGCCTACAAAACCATTTTTGATATCCTTGTAGGCTATATTGGCCAGCCGCCTGGTATCTATAAAGGTCAATCCTGTTTTCTTAACTTCCTCCATCACTTTTCCCCTTTCACTCTGCTTATTCTGGCTTTAAGGGCCGTAAGCAATGAATCCTGGGTAACCTGCTTATTCTGCAGGGCTGCCATGACATCCTCATCCATGCATCCGGATACAATCAAATGGTGTATGATAACATTATCCGTCTGTCCCTGCCTGTGCAGCCTGGCATTTGCCTGTTGATACAGTTCCAGGGACCAATTAAGGCCAAACCATACTATGATGTTTCCACCCGCCTGGAGATTGAGTCCGTAAGCGGCACTTGCCGGATGCGCCAGGAGTACATCTATCTTCCGCTCATTCCACTGGCTGATTACGCCCGGGCCCTTAAGTTCCGCTACCCTAAGTCCCTTCGGAAGGCACTTGATGATACGGGACTTGTCATGCTGGAAGTTGTAGAATACCAGTATCGGTTTCCCCTGGCTGCCTTCCACAATCTCCTTGAATGCCTCCAGCTTCTCACCATGGACCTCCACTGCATTCTTGTCATCGTCATATACCGCGCCATTACAGAACTGGAGGAGCTTCCCGGTCAGCACAGCCGCGGATCCCGCATCCAGCGTGGCCTCGTCCACCTCCAGAAGCATCTCCTGCTCAAACTTCTCATAGGCTACCTGCTCCTTGGCGTTTAACCGGACGTGTATGATATTATCGATGCGCTCCGGAAGCTGCAGGTAATCCTTAGCCTGGAGGCTAATACAGATATCCGCTATCTGCTGTTGGATCACTTGGTCGGCCCCTGGCAATGGCGCGTATGAAAAGATGGTGTCCCGGTTCCTGGATGCCGGGGAGAAGTATTCATCCCTGTATTGGCCTATCCTTGTCCCCAGCCGCTGTCCCTGGTCAAGCAGGTATATCTGTGACCACAGGTCCAGAAGGCCGTTTGGCGCCGGTGTACCGGTCAGCCCATAAATTCGGCGTATGTGGTTCCTCACCAGGCACAGGCTCTTGAAACGCTTGGCCTGCGGATTCTTGAAACTGGACAGCTCATCTATGATTACCGTGTCAAACGGCCAGGCGTTGCGGTAATGGTCCACAAGCCATTGCACGTTATCCCGGCTCAGCACATACACATCTCCCGGGGTATTAAGGGCCTTTATCCGCTTTTCTCTGCTGCCAAGCACGGGGATAATCCGAAGCAGTTTCAGATGGTCCCATTTCCCGGCCTCTCGGGTCCAGGTATCCTCCGCCACTTTCTTGGGTGCTATTACCAACGACTTCCCGACCTCAAAACGGTTATACCGAAGGTCATTGACCGCGGTCAGGGTAATCACGGTCTTCCCAAGGCCCATGTCCAGAAACAGCCCCAGGGCAGGGTCCGTTATCATACGGTTGATGCAGTATCTCTGGTAATCGTGCGGTACAAACTTCATGGCTGCTCCCGCTTTCTCGATTCCTCAAGGAATTCCTTCAGTTTCCAGTCCTGCCAGGCCGGATCCTTTCCCGCATCTGACGCTATGTACATGATTGCCCTGCCTATATCTGGCTCCCGGTCAAGCACACAAGCTGCGCACCCCAGTTCCCTTAGGGCATGTATCCTTTTACTCTGCAGTACTGTCGCTTTCTTCCCCTCCTGTTTAAGCTCCACGAACCCGATGCGGCCTCCAGGAAGGACCACCAGCCGGTCCGGCACGCCGGCATTACCGGGGGAGACAAATTTGAATGCGATACCGCCACATTTCTTCACTGCTTCCGTGAATTTCTTTTCAAGCTCTTTTTCTAGCATTTTGGCGCCTCCTCTTTATCCCTTGGCAACAACGGGCTACAGCATTCTATATATATATATATACGCGTATGCGGGCGCAGGGGTATTATATATACATTACCCTTTATTTTATATTTTTATATATAAGAATGTTGCTACTGTTGCTTAAGGGCTTAAGCCTTGAAAATCAAGGGTTTTTACAGCAACATTGGATTGTTGCATCCTGTTCCCGTTGTTGCCTTTTACAATTTTTGGAATGTTGCCGGGCGACAATCTAATCTTGCCTCCTGGCTTAAGACATGTCCCCTCTGTTTTCCATAGTATGGGCCGAATGGAATGGCTCCGGAGCTCCGTTCCCATCCAGGCAGACCGGATAGTATGCTGTTGATTTCATGGGCATCCGACTTCTTCATCATCTTCAAATCCCCATAAAAGCATTCACACCATATCTCTGCTGCGCACACCCTGTCACGCGGCAAAAGCAGGTTCTCATCATAATCCCGCCCCGCAAAGTTCCAGAACTCTCTCCTGGCTGCCAGGTCCTTCCGGCTCCAGTCAACCGGTATCTTTCTGCCCAGGAACTCCCGGATGATACCCTCCTTAGGATTGCTTTCCTTATGCTCCTCCTGCTGGCGTACCGCTTCTTCCGCCACGGCTCCCTCCAGAAACAGCTTCTCGCCGCACTGCCATCTCATAAAGGCCTCCGCCCAAATCTGGTCCACCTCACCCGGCAGCTGCCCAAACACATTTTTTCTGCTGGGGATTTTTCCAAGGTCAATCGGCCAGAACCGCCTGTTGCCTGTCTGGTCTTTCAAGAACTCTTTGTCATTGGTTGTTCCTACGATGATGCAGGAACGCGGAAATGGCTTCGTCCGCCTTCCGTACGGCTCCCTGTAGACATCTTCTGTTTTACTCATGAACTGTTTGACTGTGTTCATTTCTGACTTATTCATACCGGCCAGTTCCCCGGCTTCTATAATCCAATATCCCTGTATGAGCTCCGCGGCGTCTTTGCCCTCAAACGTTGCCAGGCTGTCAGAATACCAGTCCCTTCCCAGGAAGCGGAAGAAGGTACTCTTTCCCACTCCCTGGGCTCCTGACAGTATCAGCATGCTGTCAAACTTAATTCCCGGAACCATTGCCCTGGCCACGGCTGCCGTCAATGTCTTGCGCATGGCTTCCCTTGTATAGGTACTGTCCTCCGCCCCAAAATAATCAGTCAGCAGGGTATCAATACGAGGAATACCATCCCAGACCAGCCCGGTCAGATATTCCCTTATCTTATGCTGCTTATGGTTTGTCGCATATACAGCCATTGCATCATATATCCTCTCTTTCCCGGTTATCCCGTATACTTTCTCTATATAATGCCTGAGCCCGGAGTCATCCTCGTCCGCCCAGGCTCTCAGCTTGTAATTGTCCTTCGGCGCCTCCCAAGGCATGGCCTGTCCAACAACCGCCCTGTTTGCGAACTCATCATGCCAGAACCGCCCGTTCAGTTTTGGGTCATGGTTCAGTATAATGAGGACATTGTCGATGGTATTGAGGGGCTGCCCTGTCCGTGAGCTGCACTTAAGCTCTCCCATCCATTCAAAATCCGGGACTACCTCTGTCTCCCCCTGGTCAGGCTGTGAAAAGTCCTCCTGAGCCTTCCTGTACCGCTCCAGGGCCATTGCCTTGGATACCGGCTCCTGCTGCAGGGCAAACTCACACATGGCCTTAAATGATGGCAGCTGTGTCACTGGGGTTTCCGGTTTCGCGTCATAATCCTCCTCGTTGAATTTATGGAGGCGGACCAGGTCGAACGCGTTGCAGAGTTTCCCGCTGGCCGGATCCGTGGCATGGTGGCTGTACAGGAAGTTCCCGCCGTCATATAATACGGCGCCGCCCATGGTTGATCCCTCGCTGTATGTATACCGGCCCTCCCCGCAGGGGATGTACGCATCCGGTATAAACTGTGCGATGGCTTCCGTCACATCGTATGCCCGGCAGAACGCGCCTACCACCCCCTGCTTTTCCAGCGGGTTACCCTGTTTCTTTGCCGACCGGTCGCGGAGCTTTGCGGCCCCCGGTACCTCAGGCCATTCTGCCACGTTGCGCCAGTTTTGGTAGAGCCTTAGAACCCCGTCCTTTGACAGGAATGGCTTATCCCCATAAAGAAATACATACTCGCTGTCCGCGCTGCAGCTTGGCCAGTACATGAGCCGGACCGGCTCAAACGTGGTAGGGTCAAATATCTGTATCCCCAGGAAAGCCGCCACCTTCCGGGCTATAGGCTCATATTCATCGGCCGTGCATGCCACGTCCAACGGGAGGATGATGCGCAGCCTGGGGGCCGCGCCCTCATGTTTCCTTGTGGAATATACGGCATAGGAACACCCCAGTGCCTCCACGGCATTCAGAACCGCCTGTGTCCCTCCCGGGATGATGTTGTCCGCATCCAGTGTCACCAGGTGCCTGTCACCGGCGTTCTCATTCCTGCGGGCCTCCCCGTTCAGTTCCCCGCCGACAAAGCCTCCGACATCCTTTAATTCATCCTGACGCGCCTTCGTAAGCCCTTTATACTCCGCAAAGGTTTCACCCGTGCGTTCCGGCCTGGATATCCGTTGGACGAAGTCCGACCACAGGAGCTCCTGCCGGTGCCATGACGTGGCTTTCCTGCTCGTACCTACTGATATTCTGATTTTCCTGTCATTCACGAACATAAGCCTACTCCTTTTTGTAATAATCTCCTGTGAATCCATCCGCATTCAGAGGAAGCCCCTCAGCCCATGCCGGAGGCCTGCACATGAGGCTTATTGCCTCCTCCAGACTCTGCCTGCCGCCCTTGGGAATTTCCAGTATCACCTCGTCATGGATGTGGAAGTTAATCCGGTATCCTGCCGTATGCAGGTTCACCATGGCGTTGGCCAGGCAGTCTCTTGCCACGGCCTGTACGATATTCTCCGTGAGCTTGCCGCCGTAGGTCGGGAGCAGATCCCACTTATGGCTCTTTTGATTCTGCCCCATGAAATATATCCGCTTGTAATTCCTCTCGTCCGGAATCATCCGGGGTTTAAGGTAGAACAGCTTACGGCCGCTCGGCAGAGTGATCATCATCCGGTCTGCGTCCCTTGAGAAGGAAATGCCGTTCGGCAGGGATGATATCACACCATATTCCACGCATTCCGCCGCGTGCCGCTCTATGCTGTACCACAGGTCCACAATCCGTTTGTTTGATGCCCGCCATCTCTGTACGATGTCCGGCAGTTCTTCCTCATGAAGGCCCATCCGCAGGGCGCCCATCTGGATAAGTGCTCCGGCGGCTCCCTGGTATCCCAGGGCAAGCTCTGCGACCTTTCCCTTACTGCGCAGGGCGTACTCCGGGTTCCCCTTCCTTATCTTCTCTATCGGTACCCCGAACATGGTACTGGCCGAAGCCTCGTAAATCTTCCCGTGTGTCCGGAACACCTCCAGACGCCATTCCTCCCCGGCCAGCCAGGCAATCACACGCGCTTCTATGGCTGAGAAATCGGCCACGGCGAACATATACCCGTCTCCCGGTATAAAGGCCGTGCGTATAAGCTGAGAGAGCGTGTCAGGCACATTCCCATATATAACCCGGAGGGCATCCATTTTTTGTTTCTGTACAAGCTCCCTGGCCGTATCCAGGCTGTCAATATAGTTACGCGGCAGGTTCTGCACCTGCACGAGCCTTCCGGCCCATCTTCCCGTACGGCAGGCCCCATAGAACTGCAGGAGCCCGCGCACCCGGCCATCATCACACAACGCATCCTGCATGGCCTGGTACTTCTTCACCGAGGTCTTTGCCATCTCCTGACGTATCCGAAGCATAGCCTGTACGTCATCGGTTCCGGATTCCTGAGCCAGGAGGTCTGCAACCGTCTGCTTGTTCAGGCTCTCTATCTCCACGTCCGCATTGTCTATGACCCATTGTTTGAGCTGGGCTACGCTGTTCGGATTCTCCAGCCCTGTGATATCCCGGGCCTTTTCCGTGAGTTCCTCCGTCATTTGGGCACTGATTGCCAATGCTCCGTCTATCAGGACCGTATCGAGGGCCACCCCGCCGATGTTAATGGTCTGGTCAATCACCCATAACTGATGCTCAAATGCAGGCACGGGATATTCCGCCAGCCGGTTCTTGATTTCCCGTTCGGTCACCACATCCTGGCCACAGTATTCCTTAAACAGCTTCCACTTATCCGGGGCATGTTCCGGAAGATTCCTGGTACGCCCACCGTTCCGTTTCGTACGGGCGCATGGGGTACAGAAATATTTAATCAGGGACTTACCAGTAGACAGTTTCCGCTTGTCTTCGGGAAATTCCATGGCCCTGCCGATGGCGTCCAGCCCTCCTGCATATCCGCAGTACCAGGCATGGACCATGGTGCATTGCCATTGCTCCAGATGTGTCTCAAAGAACTTACTGAGGCAGTAATATTCAAATGCTGCATTGAATGCCGTCTTCATGACTTCGGGCCTGTGCAGATCCATGACCGTGAAATACGGGATTTTCTCCCCCTGTGCCAGGTCTACGACCTGTACCGGATTATCGTCATAAGCATAGGCAAACAGAAGGATTTCAAAATCAGGGGACTGTACATATTTGTACAGCCCTGATTTCCGGATGTCTACACTGCTATATGTTTCTATGTCAATACTCAGGGTCCTCAAATCCCCATCACTCCCCCGGCTGGCAGCGGCCTTCCCGTCACCGGGTCAATCGCCTGCTGGTACTGCGGCAGGGCCCCCGGCTGCGGTGCTGAATACCCAGACGCCATTGCGGAAGGATATCCGCCCATTGCTGGCTGCTGGTATGGCTGCATTTGCTGTGCAGGTTGGGAATACCCCATAGCCTGATATGCCGGCTGGCCGTAC